TGTGGGAAACATGGTCATTTATTCCATCAATGTAAAAATCCAATTACAAGTATTGGTATAATAGTATTTAATAATACTGATAAACTAAAATATTTAATGATTCGACGAAAAGATAGTTTAGGATATGTAGATTTTTTAAGAGGTAAGTATCCTTTATTTAATAAACGATATTTATTAAATATCATTAATGAAATGACAATCTCTGAAAAAAAAAGATTATTAACAACCGATTTTAATACATTATGGTGTGAATTATGGATCGGTCGCGTAGGTATTCAATATACCGGCGAAGAAACCATATCAAAGGATAAATTTAATACATTAAAAAATGGTATTAAATTACAAACAAATGAATATAATTTAGAATCTTTAATTAATGAAAGTGACAGTAGTTGGGTGGAACCCGAATGGGGATTTCCAAAAGGAAGGCGTAACTATCAAGAGAAAGATTTAATGTGTGGTACGAGAGAATTTGAAGAAGAGACTGGATGTAATAAGCATGGTTTAAAAATAATATATAATATTATACCATTTGAAGAATTATTTACAGGTTCAAATTACAAATCATATAAACATAGATATTATGTTGCTTCTATGGATATAAATAAAAATAATTTAAATTTTTTTCAAAAAAGTGAAGTAAGTAAAATAGAATGGAAAACATATGATGAATGTGTTAAATCGATACGACCATACAATTTAGAAAAAATAGACATATTAAGTCGTGTAAATAATATACTACAAAATTATGAATATTTCAAAATATAAACATAAATATTATATTTATATATAAATGGTATTAAAAGATGTATCAACTAATTTAGATTTAGAAGAGAGAGAAGAATGGAAAAAAAATGAATCTCAATTAGAATATTTATACCCGAGTTTAAATGACCCATTATTTAATAAAAAAATTTTTGAAAAAAAAGAGTTTAATTACACTCGATACGATGGGAGTATATTAGATGTTGACTCTGAAGCTAACCGATTATGTAATATGGATTTTGAATTATCACCACATCAAAAGTTTGTTAAAAACTTTTTATCAATAAATACACCATATAATAGTTTATTACTTTTTCATGGGTTAGGGTCAGGCAAAACATGTTCGGCGATTGGTATAGCCGAAGAAATGAGAGATTATACCAAACAGATGGGTATAACTCACCGCATTATAGTTGTTGCATCACCGAATGTACAAGAAAACTTTAAATTACAATTATTTGATGAAAGTAAATTAGAATTAATTAATAATTTATGGAATATTACAAGTTGTGTAGGAAATAAATTATTAAGAGAGATAAATCCATTAAATATGTCTGGATTATCTAAATCGCGTGTGATTAGTTTAATAAATAAATTAATTAATAGTTCTTATTTATTTCTTGGATATACCGCATTTGCAAACTTTATAGAAAAACACAGCTTTATCCCAGAGGGTTTAACCCACGACCGTGTAAAAATGATTAAACAAAAATTAAACCATATTTTTAATAATAGATTAATTATAATTGATGAAGTTCATAATATTCGTTTTACAGATGATAATAAACGAAAACGTATTGCATCTGAATTAACCAAATTAGTATCCAATGTTGATAATTTAAGATTGCTATTTTTATCAGCTACACCATTATACAATACCTATAAGGAAATAATTTGGCTAATAAATATCATGAACTTAAATGATAATAGAAGCACCATTGAGTTAAAAGATGTTTTTGACCAAGATGGAAACTTTTTAGTTAATATAGATGGAAAAGATATAGGAGAAGAACTATTAAAAAGAAAAGCCACTGGATATATTTCTTATGTAAGAGGGGATAATCCATATACATTTCCATACAAGGTTTGGCCTGAGCAATTTGCTCAACCAAAAAATTCTATAAAAAATATTATTTATCCGCGATTTCAAATTAATGGGAAAGATATAAGCGAACCAATCCGATTTTTATCAGTCTATATGGTGTCTCTTAGTGAATATCAAAATACTGGTTATCAGTATATTATTCAAAAATTATCTAATAGCGAAGACTTTAGTATTGAAAAAATGGAACAACTTGGTTATATACAACTAACAAAACCCTTGGAGGGTTTAAATATAATATATCCAAACTCAGATATAATGGATAATGGAATCGATAGCAAGGTTGATATAAAAAATTTGGTAGGCAAAGAAGGATTAAATAGTATAATGACTTATAAAAAAACAATCTCGCCGCCCAGTATTACTAATTTTAAATACCGCGAAGAAATATTACAAGAACATGGCCGTATATTTTCACAAGAAAAAATAGAAAAATATAGTGCTAAAATTAAAGCAATTACCGAAAAAATCTTAGAATCAGACGGTATAGTATTAATATATTCACAATATTTAGATGGAGGAATAGTGCCAATCGCATTAGCATTAGAAGAAATGGGTATTACCAGATATGGTACTATACCATCTCTTTTAGAAAAACGACCGATTGAAAATCTAGACATAAAAACATATACGAACACAAAGTCAAAAGATAGTATTCCCGCAAAATATATTATGATAACTGGTGATATTAAACTATCACCAGATAATATCGGTGAGGTCAACGCATCAACACAATCTGGTAATGAAACTGGAGAAAAAATAAAAGTTATATTAATTTCGCAAGCGGGGTCAGAAGGTTTAGATTTTAAATATATTAGACAAGTTCATATATTAGAACCTTGGTATAATTTAAGTAGAATAGAACAAATTATTGGTAGAGCAGTAAGAAATTGCAGTCATAAAAATTTGCCATTAGAAGATAGAAATGTACAAATATATTTGTATAGTAGTGAATTAAGTGATAATTTATCTGAAGCGGCTGATTTATATGTATACCGAATGGCCGAACAAAAAGCAATTAAAATTGGAAAGGTTACCAAACTATTAAAAGAAATATCGGTAGATTGTTTATTAAATAGTGAACAAATGAATTTTAGTGCGGAAAACATGAAACTTACCTTAAAACAAAAATTATCGGATCGTAAAATAATAGATTATCAAGTTGGCGATAAACCTTATACGTCACAATGCGATTTTCAACATACTTGTATGTATAAATGTACCCCCGAAAGTATTGTTGGAGATATAAATGAGTTTACATATACAAAATTTTTTATAGAAATGAATATTGATAAAATAATTATAAGAGTTAAACAATTAATGAAAGAAAGTTTTTTTTATGAAAAAAGCGATTTAATAAGAGAAATTAATATTATTACGCAATATCCGATTGCTGAAATTTATGCCGCACTAAGTCAATTAATTAATGATAACGAATTAATAAGTGATAAATATGGTCGGCTCGGTAAGCTTATAAATATAGACACTTACTATTTTTTTCAACCAATTGAACTAAATAATAATAATATATCAATTTATGAACGAAGTGCTCCAATACCATTTAAACACCAAGATATACATTATAATCCTTCGTTGCCGACCAAATTAATAAATATTAATAAAATAACCAATGTACCGATTACGCCAAAAGAGAATATTTCAGATATAAAACCTGACATTAAAATTGAAGATGACACAGAAAAATCGATTCAGCCAACCTTAGAAATATTACCTGGCAAAAAAATACTCATTAAAATGTTTGAAGATTATAATACTGCAATGACGAAACATACTATTATTAGAGGTGATATCGATAATTGGTATAAACAATGTTATCTGGTATTAGAAGAATTAGAAGAAATAGGCATACATAGAGAAATATTGGAAGAATTACTAATCAATCACATCATTGAAATAAAATTATATAATGATTTAATTCATATATTAAATTATCTATATTTTAATGATAGCCTAACTGATTTTGAGAATAAAATATTAAATTATTTTGATAATTATTTGATGCAATATAAAGATATAACTGGACTATTACTACCCGGATGGGAACCCAAAAAAAAAATATCTAACTATAAATTAGTTGTTAAAAACAATCAAGATCAAAATTGGGAGGTTGGCACACCCGAAGATTACATTGATTTTGATAAAAAAATTAAAGAAAATATTATACTTAAAAGTGAAATAAATAATATTTTTGGATTTATAACTAATTTTAAAAATTTATTAATGGTATTTAAAGTTAAAAATTATAAACCAGGTAATACCGGCGCCAGATGTGATCAGGGTGCTAAATTAACTGCTGAAAGTTTAAATATGTTATTAGATAAAGAACATTATACTGAAAATATGATAAAAAAAAAGTTTACAACATATTTATGCGTTTTACAAGAGTTTTTACTTAGATTTAATAATTATGAAAAAAAAAATGATAAAAGATGGTTTTTAACACCAGTTGAATATATTTTATATTTATCAAAATAAATACAATTTTTAATTAATAACAATAAAAATTGAAAATGAAATAAGTATATTTGTATATTTATATAATATGGCAGAAACCTCTGAACCAAAACGAAATAAATCCATTTCGCGTAAAATACAACGAGATTCTAATAATTTATATACTCCTATAATAATTAATCAAACCGTTTATATTACAATGAAGAATATTGGCTCCAATTTAAAAGAAATAATGTTAAAACTAATAGAATATGAAATTTCGGGAAAATGTATTAGTGAAGGATATATTAAACCGAATAGTATATCTATCATAAATTATTCGACTGGAATACAAGAAAGTGATTACATTAAGTTTATTGTTGTTATTGAATGTTTAATTTGTAATCCGGTTGAAGGACATTATTTAACATGTATTGCCGAAAATATAACAAAAGCGGGAATTAGGGCATCCATACCAGACAATAATAATCCTTTAATTATATTTATTGCGCGAGATCATAATTATCTTAATAAAAAATTTTCAAATATTAAAGATAAACAACAAATAATTGTTAGAGTGATTGGGAAACGTTTTGAATTAAATGATACTCAGATTTCTGTAATCGCAGAACTGGCAGAGCCAGTCGAAAATAAAAGTAAACCACAAAAACTTTCGATTAGTAAAACAACCATTGATATTGATATTGACAAATTAATTTAAAGTTATGAAATCATATTATATAATATGACTGATATAGAAAATTTAAAAAAAATGAAAGACATTATTGAGCAATATGATAAACAACAACATATAGATATTTTAAAAATATTTATAGATAATTCTGTAAATATTACTAAAAACTCGAATGGTTCATTTATTAATCTTACTGAAGTAAATATTAATATTATTAATAAAATTCAAGATTATATAAATTTTGTAAATATTCAAAATATCAAATTAACCGATATTGAAACCACCAAGAAAGATATTGAATCATCTTTTTTTAAAAAAAAATAATAATAAAATAACTACAAGCGCTTAACTGGCACAAGTGTAAAATCTTATATAATATTATTTAAATAATATTATTTAAATAATAATATTTAAATAATAGTAAATAATTATGGAGAATTATATGCTTACTAAGGAAAATATTATTAAATTACTACCAGACATTGATGCCGGTATAATTAAACAAACCAATAATAACAATACAAAAAATAACAATACAAAAAATAACAATACAAAAAATAAAAATAATACAAATAATAACAATACAAAAAATAAAAATAATACAAATAATAACAATACAAAAAATAAAAATAATACAAATAATAACAATACAAATAATAACAATACAAATAATAACAATACAAATAATAACAATACAAATAATAACAATACAAAAAATACAAATACAAATAATAACAATACAAATAATAATAATGATCCATTCTTTTGGATAATCTATAAAATAGTAGAAGGTGATTATATGTATGAAACCAATTGTAATTTCAAGACGGAAAAAGATTATAAAATTAAATGTATTGAACAATTAAGATTAATTAAACCAAAATTAAAAATATATAAATTACGTTTAAATGATATTGAGAATCAATTACTGAATAATAAAAAAATTAATATAGAAGCATTTATTGCTCTCGCAATTTTATTTAATTTGAATATTTTTTATATTTGGAGTAATAAATTTTTTGAACTTAATTTAAATCCAGACAATACAATTTATATTATAAATAATATAAATGATACTATTATTATTGAAAATAATATCGATCAATTGAACTTTTATAAAGAAACCCTTTTTAATGTCGAAAATATAAATAAACCATTAAAAAGTATGTCTGGTTATATTAAAAATGACTTATTATTAATAGCGCAAAAATTAAATATCGATGCTATTAATTCTAAAATGAGCAAAAAAGATTTATATGAAAAAATATTAACAAGAATGTAAATTATATCATTAATAATAAGAAAATTGATTTATAATTATATTTAATTATTATATAATAGAATGAGCTATACTGATAAATCTATAATATTAACATCAGAAGCAGTAATCCAAATATATTTAGAGACTAAAACAACTCTTAGCAAAAACATAAATCCTGAATTGGAAGTTAGATTTGGTACACGAAATATAGGAAAAATATCAAAAAATAATTTTGATAATACAATAAAATTCTTATTATCCAAAAAATTTACTTTTACCCCAACCAATAAATATTATTTAAATATTAAAGTTGATGATATAAGAGTAGAAATTGATAATATAATCAATATACAAGACTATTGTAAAACAAATCAATTACCATCCGATTATCAACAATCAAGATATACTTTTACTAAAAAAAACTTATATATGATAGAAGATAAAACTCCGGCAAGAGCCAATTTAGATGCCTTTAATTTTAGAATTACTTATTCCACTGAAGAGAATATAGAATCTAATTCATCAGATATTACCACACTTATTAGTAATTGGACTTCAATAAAAAAGTTTAATCGTCTTATTGATAGATATACCTTAATACACGATGACATTCCTATTAAAGTAGATTTTAGTATAGTGAGAGAAAGTACAAGCAATACTATTAGTGAATCCAATCTTTTTAAAATATTACCAAAGTTTGAGATAGAATTAGAAATATTAAATGATAAAGTCGGTGAATATAGTAAGGATGAACTAAATAAAATTATAAAAAAGGTTAGTAAATATATATTGTCTGGATTACAAAATACAAATTTTCCAATATCTTATCCCGAAATTACATCGATTGGTAAAAATTATTTAGAATTAATTA